AGAAAAAGACTGCATCACATTTTGTAATTGTAACTGGAGATAGTCCATCGACTGCGTTGATCTCTATGAAATCTACTCAATTAAAAATTAGTAGAAAATGGAATTCAATGATGTCGGGCATAAAACTAAAAGGTAAAAACGGTTTATATACACCGGCATCTTTTAGCCACATTTACAAACTAAAGACCACTCAAATGTCTAATGACAAAGGCACATGGTTTGGTTGGGAAGTAAGTAAAGTTGGTCCTATTACTGACGCAAGTCTTTATCAACAAGCTAAATCGTTTTCTGAAAGCATTTCTAAAGGTGCAGTGAAAGCGAAGCATGGTGAAGAAAAACCAGCGGAAAGTAGCAGCATTATATAATTCCTTCGGGAATGTGCACAGCGTGGGCCATAAGGGAGACTAAGTGGCCCACGTAGACAGGATAATTATGCAGGAATATATAAAAATATTTAATGGTTATAGGCATGCGTATGGTATCGCAGATTGGACCAACGCTGTTATTGATCCAGAGAACGGTAAAAAGAAACCGGTATATAGATGGAACTACGAAGAATTTACAGACACAATTTATCAAGAACATTTAGAAGGAAACATATCTGTTGGAATACAACCAACCAATGAAAAAGGTAGCGCTATATTTGGAGTTATAGATGTAGATCCAAAGCAGTACGAAAACTTTGACAAAAAATTTTATTTAGAAATTATTCAAGAATACAAATTACCATTAATACCTGTAGAATCTAAAAGCGGTGGCTTACATTTATATTTATTTATGAATGAATTTGTACAGTCAACAATTATAGTATCATTCTTAAGTAATCTATTACCTATATTTAATCTTAAACCAGACTGTGAAATATTTCCTAAACAAACACAACTAACAAAGGATCCGGAAACAGGGATCTTAAAACCAGGACAGTTTATAAACTTACCATACTATGGTGGAGAAAGACGTGCTGTTAATATTGATGGTACATTTTTTACATTAGAACAATTTATAAAAGTTGTAGACGCTAATGTGACTACAAAAGAAGAATTAAAAACTATTACAGAAGACATGGAAAAACAATCTATGCAGGGTGTAGATGAGGACTTTGTTGAAGGACCGCCTTGTCTTGCGTTAATATCTAAAATATCTAATCAACCAGAGTTTGATGGCAAAGATAGATTTATGTACAATTATCATGTGTTTGTTAAGATGAAGTATCCAGACAATTGGGAGCAGAAAGTAAAGAATGCACCTGTAAAATATTTTGCAAGAGAACACGCTAATGCGTGGGATGACAATAAACTAAAACAAAAAACACGATCATGGAACAGATCAGAAAAAGGTTACACTTGTAATCAAAGTCCTATTAGTGATTTTTGTAAAAAAGGTATATGTGTTAAAAAGAAATTTGGCATACTTGCAGGATCAAAAGGACAATACCCTGTATTAACAAACTTAAGAAAGATAGATATAGAACCAGATCCTGAATATGAATTTGATGTAACTAAACCAGACGGTATCGGTAAAGCAACGGTGCATTGTAAAACAATTGAACATGTAACCGATCAACGTAAACGTAGAAACTCAATAGCAAAAGCTGCAGGTTTTCCACCACCAATTATAAAAGCACCAGAAGATCAAACAGTATTAGAAACTTTGTTCCAAACACAAAAAGTAATTAATCCACCAGTAGGTACGTCACCAAGAGAAAAATTACATGACGTATTGCATGCAAAAATAAATGGACCTAAAGCTATGAACGATGCATCATTTAAATCTGGTACAGTGTTAGTAGAAGATGGTTATGCATACTTTAAGTTTGATAAGTTTTACGACAAACTTAAATCTAAAAACTGGAAACATGGTGAAGATAAAACAGGTGTTATGATGAAAACTAATTACAAACATTGTGACATACAATTTTTAGAACAAAAAAGATACCCAGCAAAAGAAAAAGGTAAATACAATACACCTACAAAAAATATTGTTTGTATAAGTATAGAACAATTTGAAGACGTAGTAATTAATCATACAAAAATAAAACATAACACGGAGATAATGTGATTAGAAAAATATTGGGTCCTCCTGGTACAGGTAAGACAACAAAGCTATTAAAATATGTTAAGACATTTTTAAAATTAGGTACACCTATTGATAAGATAGGATACTTTGCATTTACTAAAAAAGCTGCAGATGAAGCAGTAGATAGAATGTTAGACTATCACACAACATTTCAAAAAAAAGATTTAAAACATTTTAGAACTTTACACTCTTTAGCTTTTACACAACTAGGTATGAAAAAAAGTAATGTTATGCAGGACGAACACTACCAGGACATAGGTCGTAAGTTAGGAATAGAAGTCACAGTTTATTCTAATGGAGAAGAAAAAACAGGTTTTGTAGATTCTGATAGCGAATATTTTAACATAATCAATGCAGCTAGAATTAAGAACGTAACTATAGAAGAAGAATACAATACGGATATGTACTCAGAAGACATAGATAAACATCAATTACAAATTTTAAAAGACGAGGTAGATAATTATAAACAAGCTTATGGTCTAGTAGATTTTACAGATATGATAGAAAGATTTAATGTGGCAGAATTGTGTCCGAAATATGATGTAATATTTGTAGATGAAGCACAAGATTTATCGCCAATACAGTGGAAAATGTACGATATACTTAAGAAAAATTCTAAACATGTTATATTAGCAGGTGATGATGATCAAGCTATTTATGGGTGGGCTGGAGCTGACGTTAAACGCTTTCAAGACGAGCCTGCAAAAGACATAGTTTTGCCACAATCTTACAGGGTGCCACGACAAGTACAGCACATAGCTGATCAGATTTTAAGTAGAATACCTGATGATAGAAGAATTAAAAAACAATGGTCGCCACGTCCGGAAGCAGGGACCGTAGATCATATAACATCAATTGAAGATGCACCATTACATGAAGGAGATTGGTTAATATTGGCCCGTACTAATGATAAACTTACTAAATTAAAACCTTTATTAAAAGATATGTCTATTTACTTTGAAATTAAAGGTAGAAAGAGTTATAAGACAAGATTGTATACAGCAATAAAAAATTATACCAGATGGACTAACGGAGATAAATTATCTTTATCAGAGTGTAAAGACTTGTTTGAGTTTTTAGAATTAGAGTGGGTTGAAGAAGAAGAAAGAATGTATGACCTGCAAGAATTTGGATTTAATTTTACTGATAGTTGGTATGAAGTATTTAAATCAGATCCAGAAGAAAGTTTATACATACGAGAAATGTTAAGATCAGAAGAAAAATTAAATAGTCCTGCACGTGTTAAATTATCTACGATACATGCAGCAAAAGGTGGTGAAGCAACAAATGTTTTATTAATTTTAGATAACACAAAAAAAATAAGAGACGCCATAGATAAAAACGAAGACAAGCACGACGAGGAACACAGAGTTTGGTACGTAGGTGTTACACGTACAAAACAAAATTTATATATACTAACAGCAAAACAGGAGGATAAAGGTTATGACATCGAAAGTTTGGAGTAAGCAACACGGTGGATCTCACTATCAAAAATATAAAATTCAACCAAGTAAGTTTGTAGTTGAGAATGAGTTGTTATATCCTGAAGGTTGTGCTATAAAATATATTATAAGACACCGAGACAAGGGAAAGAAACAAGACATATTAAAAGCAATACATTTTTTAGAAATGATAATTGAAAGGGACTATGGAACCAAATAATCATATACCATCCTACATGGGTTTGTTTACTTGTTTATTAATTCTTTGTTATTTAATAATATGAAAATACCTACATTTAATGCACAAACAGAATGGGTAATACCTACAGAATTTCCAGACCTTAGAAAAGTTGACGAAATTGCAATTGATTTAGAAACAAAAGACCCAGACTTAATTAAAAAAGGATCTGGATCTATAATAGGTAATGGAGAAGTTATAGGAATAGCTGTGGCAACTACACATTACAAAGGATACTTTCCTATTGCACACGAAGGTGGTGGTAATATGGATCGTAAAAAAGTTTTAGAATGGTTTCAAGATATTCTTAAAACAGATTCTACAAAAATATTTCACAATGCAATGTATGATGTATGTTGGATTAGAGCTATGGGTTTAACAATTAATGGTATGATTGTTGACACAATGATAGCAGCAGCCGTGACTGATGAGAATAGATTTAGATATGATCTTAATAGTTTATCATGGAAGTATTTAGGCTTTGGTAAAAACGAAGCGGCACTTGCAGAAGCAGCAGCTGAATGGGGCATAGATCCTAAATCAGAAATGTATAAATTACCTTCACTTAATGTTGGTAGCTATGCTGAAAGAGATGCCGAAGCAACTTTTGGTTTGTGGCAAGAAATGAAAAAAGAAATTATTACACAAGACTTACAATCAATTATGGAACTTGAAACAGATTTATTTCCATGTCTAGTTGACATGAGATTTAAAGGTGTACGTGTAGATGTAGAAAGAGCACACATGCTTAAAAAAACGTTGATAGATGAGGAAAATTCATTATTAAATCAAATTGAAAAAGAAACAAATGTTCGTCCACAAATTTGGGCGGCAAGTAGTATAGCAGAAGTATTTGAAAATTTAAAAATACCTTTTGAGCGAACAGAAAAAACACAGGCACCAAGTTTTACAAAAAATTTTTTACAAGAACATAAACATCCTGTTGTTAATATGATTGCAAAAGCAAGAGAAGTTAATAAAGCACACACAACATTTATAGATTCTATTCTTAGATATGAATACAAAGGTAGAATACACGCAGAAATAAATCAGCTTAGAAATGCAGGTGGGGGTACAGTGACTGGACGATTCTCGTATCAAAACCCTAATCTACAGCAGATTCCAGCACGTAACAAAGACTTAGGACCTAAGATAAGATCTTTATTTATACCAGAAGAAGGTTGTAAGTGGGGAGTATTTGACTATTCACAACAAGAACCTCGTCTTGTTGTACATTATGCAGCATTATATAAACTACCATCAGTGTATGATGTAGTTGATTCTTATGAGTCAGACCCTAACGCAGACTTTCACCAAACTGTAGCAGACATGGCAGAGATTCCTAGAACACAAGCTAAGACAATTAACTTAGGATTGTTTTATGGTATGGGTAAAGCTAAATTGCAGGCAGAGTTAGGTGTTAGTAAAGATAAAGCTGCAGAATTATTTAATACGTACCACGCAAAGGTGCCGTTTGTTAAACAACTTATGGATAAAGCGTCCAACAGAGCGCAAGACAGAGGACAAATAAGAACTCTACTTGGCAGACTATGTAGGTTTCATCTTTGGGAACCAAACAGTTTTGGTATGCATAAAGCTATGACACACGAAGATGCGTTAGCGGAACACGGACCAGGAATAAAAAGAGCATATACTTATAAAGCATTAAACAAATTAATTCAAGGTAGTGCAGCAGACATGACAAAAAAATCTATGTTAGAATTATATAAAGAAGGCATTATACCACACATACAAATTCACGATGAGTTAGATTTGTCAATTGAAAATGACGCACAAGCTAAAAAGATAATTGAAATTATGGAACATGCTGTTAATCTAGAAGTCCCAAATAAAGTCGACTATGAATCAGGTGACAATTGGGGGGAGATAAATGACTGATGGCTTATTTAAATGCAAACATACCTATAATAGAATGTTACGTCAGAGGTAACTATCTTAGAGATCAAAAAGATTCTCACGATAAATATTTTGAATGCACAGTTTTTGGTTTTAGTTCTATACCAAACTCTGTACCATTATTTCATTTTATGATGGATGACGGTGGTCTATGGTGGCGAGCACCTATATCAGCTTTTTGTAAAAAACCTAACGTAAAAGAGTTACCTTTAGATGAATTAATGATGTGGGATTGTTTTAGTTACAACGTGTCTGTTACAACTTTCTATGAATTAGCTGGATCTAAAATGAAATACATATCAAGACGTAAAAAACATAGAGAAGGAACATATCTATTTACAATAGATTGGTGTGCAGGTGATTTTAATGAATTAAATTTTGGTTATTCTGAAAAACCAGACCAACATAAGTGTGGTCATGTAATAGAATTAGACGATGGAAATTATGCAATACAACCAAATAATAGATTAAGAGTGTTTGATACATCAATGGGTAATGATCCAAACAAAAACTTGATTAATAGGTTGGTAACTAGTAAAACATGGTCTGTAGAAAAAACATCTAAGTGGATAACAGATGAACATGAAGAAGGTTCGTATGACTATCAGCTTAGAGAACTGGAGGAAAACGATGATAAATAAATACAAAGATAAATTTATGGTCTGGCAATTACATCACAGAACAGAAATTGTATGTGCTGTAGCTGGGTTTATATTAGGGGCTATAATATTTTAGTTTATGCCCGATGAATTTAGTAGATCTGTTAAAGAAAAATATAGTAATGGTACCAATAGTGGCCTCAGTTTTAGTGGGGACATTTACAGGTGTCCGTTATGTTGTTAATCTTACAGATACTATTAACGCATCCGAACAAGAAATCATAAATCTCGAACGAGATCTTAAACAAGCTCAAAAAAATATTGCAGAAATAAATACAAGACTATCATCTGCTGAAGCAACATGGCAGATGGCAGAAAATTTATACAGACAATTAGCAGACCAAGTTAGAGAAAACAGTTATGATATTAAGGATTTAAGTAGGTAATGAATAAGAACTTCGCATTGCTAGTTTCAAAATGTTCTGGTATAATAATTCCTGAAAATAAGAAGCCTGACAACAGTCATTGGGATGATCTAAAAGATAATTACAAAAAAGAAAATCCTAATATAAAACTAATGGGCGACAAGTTTATAGGACCAAAAGAATGATGGAAAAAATTTTAACTTTGTTAGTCGGACTCTTAATTGCATTAGGAGGATGGTCTTTATCTAGAACATTTGAATTATCTACAGGTCAAGCTGTACTAGAAGATAAAGTTGAAAGACTAGAAATGCAATTAAATTTAATAGATCAAAAGATGGATGAAATGTTTGACATGGATGAAGAGATTATGGAACAACACGAAAAGTTATTTAAAAAACTACAAAATTCTAACACAGGATACTCATATAACTAATGATTGATAAAATTTTATATAAATTTTTTAGTGGATTAGATGTTATTTCTAATTGGATAGGTGACAAATTATTTGGACCACGTTGTAAATGTGGTAAGAACAAAAA